AGATCACTCACTTCATTATTAAAAGATCCCTTACCAACTAAAGTGTTGTAATCAGCACCCTCAGACTTAGCTATAGCATCTAAGAAGGCCATAACATTAACTCTTTGACCAGCATCTTGTATCTGATTAAATGGGCTGGTTTCACTCACTTCTGCATACGTTTTAGCATTATGTGGATTAGTAGAACCAGTACCGAGTACAGGGGTACCTTGATTACTTGGAGCAGCAGCAGCAGCAGGGGGTACTTGCTGAGCACTCTGATCACCCATCATTGCTTGTCTTGCTTCAGACACTCGCTGTGGTTGAGCCTGTCCTGTGGAATCCCATTTTGGTTTACCGTACTGATCCAAACTCATAGTGTAATTTGAGCTAACATTAGTTGGATTAGCGTCTAAACTTCTAGCTCCAGTACTAAATTGTCTATTTACTTCATTAATGGGACCAGCATATTTATTTTGTAATGATGCCTGTACTGCTGCTAAATCTTCTGGTGAGTATCCTTTAGCCTGTTCAATAGCAAACTCTCTATTATAGCTATCATTGATAGCTGCTAAAGCTGTTTGTCTTTGGTTATCTAATTGACTGCCATAGTTTTGTGATAGAGCATGGAATCTTTCCATGTCATTTCTATTACCAGTATCAATGGATTCCATGCCTTGACCTGATTGAATCATGTCCATTAATACATGGTCAGGTAATTGGGTCTCCTGATCTGTAGGAGTATAGGCACCAATTCTGAGCTTCTTTTGCTCATCGTCTAATTTAGTATCCAGTATAGAGGATGTGATCATATCCTCTCTTAAAGAGTTTTCAGCCATCTGATTAACTGTACGGCCTGCTCTACCAAACATCTTGCCAGATGCATCTAGTGCATCTACAGGATTAAATGCACCAGTAGCTTGTACTGGTTGCCACTGTAATCTACTCATTACTTACTCCTTATCCATGTCGTTTCAGGGAATTTTCTTTCAGATACTGATCAGTTTTTTCCTGACTATCTCCCTGTACGTGGGATCGAGTAGTAATTCTATCTTTCAGTGCAGTATTATAAGATTGGATCTGGTTCATCAAGTTAGTATTAGTAACACCTTTCTGGTAATCAAACTGCTTTTTAGCCATTTTTTGGGCTTGGTATCCACCCCATAAATTGCCCAAAGCAGATAATCCACCAATACCAGCATTTAAGGTATTCATGTTAAAACCAAATTCTTGATTAGCTAGAATTTTATCTTGTTGATCAGCCCTTCTACTCATTAAAGAGAAATAATCATTATCCATCTGTCCATTATTGCCACCTATGGGTGACCAACCTGAATAATCGTCTCCTCCCCAACCAACCATAGATGAGTTTCTATTATTGAATCCAATATTAGTATCCACATCAAAAGGACTCTTATATCCGTACACTTGCTTGCTCATATGTATTTATTCCTATATTTCTAAATTGAGTTGTAACATTATATCTGTAAAAGAATTAATAGCATTCATAGATATATCAGCTACATCTGTTCCAGTCATTAGAGTCCTATCTAGGAAGATGTTAGGTTGTTCTATGTATATTTGTGTAGGTATTTCAGTAAATTTAAGTGGGTCAATAAGAGCATAATTACCAAATTGCTCATTATAGGCAGAAGTTATTTTTGAGAGTTCTTTTTCATATTCACTCATCAATCTGCCAGTATCCCTCATAATTTTTTCAGCTTCTTGTTGGTACATGGTTCCCATTTCTGTAGCTAGTTTAGTAGAAAATTTAATTAAATTATCTGCTTTAAATGCATCTACAAAATTCATTGTAGATCCAGAAGAGAAATTTGAAGCTACATTTATAGCAACCATTGAGGCAATAGCACCAACGATAGAACCTAGTTTATCTCCTAACAGTTTAGAAGCTGCTGCAGTGATAATTCTAGTTATAATGACAGCAGCGATAGCATTAGCTATAGCGCCTACAACAACTGCTGCAACACCTGTTAAACCTACAGCAGCACCTACTGCCACATTAGTACCAAGTACGCCTCCAGCAGCAGCTCCAGCACCACCAGTAAAGACAGCAATAGCAATTACTGCGATAACCAAGAGTACTTTAAATGCACCAGTTTGGTACCACTTCTGTTTGACAACAATATATGAATTAAGAACTAAATATGCACAAGAAGTAGATAGTTGAGTACTTTTTACTAAACCCATCTCTCTGAAAATTTCTTCATTAAGTGGAACCAAGAAACCTGATTCTTCTGTGTCATCTAATGCTGCATGACTGGATATGAAGACTCCTTTACCCTTGTATATAATATTGTTACTTGTCAAACCGTATACAGATACTTTTTCCCATTCGTTCTCTGTAGTTTGTTTAATAATAGATATCTTTTCTGATTGTGAGAAACGTATATCAAATGTGTCTTCACCCAACCATACTTGTTCAGGATTAACTAATACATCTTCTTTTACGATAACGACTTGGTTATTTAATATACCGGGATGACCCCTACCAGTACCTGATGTTATTTCTATAGCGTGCCAAGATATGGTTAATAAGAGATTTAGTCCCTTGTTACTCCTGAGGGTAAAAGTAGATTGAGGTCTTGCAGGATATGGGGTAGTTCCAATATCCGGTGTACCGAATAGGGGATCATTTACATCTTCCTGAGCTTCGAGCCATAACTTCCAATCAGTCATAGACTGGTCAGCTGCTTCCCATTGTGCGTCATATTCCTGATTAACACTTTCCCCACTACCTGATTTGTTTTCAGCATACTTAAAGAAATTGAATATGTAATGCTTACCTGCATCTTCAATTGTATTTAGTGACACACCAAAAACAATATAACCAAAATTGACATCGCCAATATCTTCATTTTCAGAAAGAGTATCAATTACCTTATCATATGATTTTTTGCTCCCCAATGCTTTACCTAGGGCTTTAACACTATCTTCATAAATATCAGGTAAGTACTCATCACTAAGGAATCTCTTATTATTTCTAATAGGTATAAATGGGAAATATGTACCACTTTCAGTATCGTTATTAAACTCACCATCTAATAGAGGTTCGCCACTTCCATAACGGTATATGTAATACTTTCCTGGACCAATGTTAAATAACTTGTTGGTTTGGGTATCAACTTTAACCTCAAATACTTCTTCTATTGTGTAGTCAGTTGTTGTAATAACTAACACATACTCACCAAAATCTTCAGTAGTGGTAGTAACAATTGGAACCAATCTATGGAATGAAGTGTGTTCATGAAACTCTTTTTCTACTAATACGGTAGGGTTATCCACACTAATTGGTATTTGAGTTTCTTTAACATACTTAGAGACTTCCTTCGTCCTAGTAAAACTTCCATCTGTTTCCATAACTTCAGTTTCATCAGGTCTGCCGTCATCGTATGTTCTTACTAGAACACTTTCTTTTGTATAACGGTATACAACTCCCCAATCATCATTACTGGTTCTTAATAAATTACTTACATCAGGTAGTTCATCAACTTCCTCAACATCACCTACAAATAACTCACCTTCTTCTTCACCACCACTTATATGGTATAAGACGTACAGGTACTCGGAGTCAGATACAAAGTCCTCTGCTGTAAAATTATATACGTCACCCGTATCCTCAAATATGATTACTACATCATTTGTTCCTTCAATAAATGTAGCATCATATTCCAAGTCAATAAGATCTGGATGATTATCCATTAACCAGCTATCAGCCCAATGGTAGACATTACCAAAACCTATTTCAGCTTTTTTAACAACGACACCTGAACCAAACTTATATGTTAGTACGGTTATCACATTATTAAGGTCTATGTTACTTGATGCCTTAATGTATCCTTTACTCATACCTATGGATTCATAATACTCATTAGTTCTACACCACTTGGGCCATTTCCTTAAATTAAGTCCTGGCCCGTTTAAGTAGTTATGTTGCAGTGCGTCACCAAAGCTATCAAAAGGTCTATGCATTGTTTGGTCAAATATCAGAGTCTTCAAAAAATTAGGTCTACTACCAATATCTCCTGCTAGGTTCAATACAGTAGATGAAACTTTTATCTTTTTCTTACCTGAGAATAAACCCATTATTCGATTATCCTAAAAAACTCATTTTTATCTTTGATTGATTTAAGTACGTCATCTAAGTGTTCATTTGTAAAACCATCTGGAGCCAATAAACCCTCATCAATAGTTTTCATGGTGATCCAAGCATCAGTAAAGATACGTGCAGCTTTAACTTCTGAGTCTCTCTTGTATGAGACGATTTGTTGCTTGTAAAGGTCAATCTGAGTGTCTTGTAATTCTGCATTCTTAGCAATAGTAATTTCTCTATTAGCGACAGCAGTACAGTAGTTCTCTTTCTGTGTCATAAGAGAAATCTTGCCATTAGCATAGTTAACTTGTTGGTTCAGTGATTCCATCTGTGACTGAGAAATTTGAGCTTTAATTAATTCAATGCCAACTTTTTTGGCCATAGCATCAAATTGACCCTGTTGGGATTCCCAATAGGATTTATCTTTATTTAATAAGAACTGTACTGAGTTACTTAGAGCTACTTCTAACAATGTGGTGTAAGACTTGGAGTAATCTGCACCAGTAATCCTACCACCTTCAAATTCTTCTCTGATCAGGCTCTTCACTGATTTAGCTATAACATCAAAGGCACCTGTTTCATCTCTATTAGTTAACTCATTAATATCAAGTTTACTAATATAAGAGAATAGAGGACTATCCTGGTCGATCTTAATAGTGAACTCATCACTACTTAAATCAATATTAGGTGGGCAGATATCTGTAATACAGAAACATTGGTCACCGAGTAGTTGTTTATATAGGTGGTCAGCATCTAGACCAATTTCTTCAATAGAACAATTGATCCAATAATCTGTATTGATAGCCATTTGACTTCCTCAATGAAAAAGGGGAGCCATAAGCTCCCCATCTATTGTATTACTGGGTATTACTCGTCACCAAGTCTACCAGTATTACGTTGGTCTTGAGCTAACTTGTCTAACTCTTTTTGGGTAAGAGTAGGTAGTACCTCAATAGAAAATTCTCTAACCATTCTATTACGAATTACGTTTGATCCAGTTCTTGGATCTCTAACAGTAGTAATCTGGTTAAACTTACGATTTACCAAGTTCTTGTACAGTACGTTAGGAATGTGATAACCGTTATCAGTAACTTCACCATAAGGAATAAATTTACGAATGGTACCAATATAGGCATTACCTACTACTAATACTTCACCTGGCCAGTTACGTTTAGCTGGATTCAGGTTACTAATTCTTACACGGATTAACTTAGTGTTCTCAAGGATAAGTTCTCTACGTTTACGTGAAGCAGCCATTACAGCAGATTCTACTTCTTTTGCATCTTCATCTTTAGAAGATTGTCCTTCTTGTTTAGCTCGGATACGTTCACGAAGAGTTTCTAAACCGATATTCTTTGAGTAGTTGATACCCATTTTATCAGCACGTTCCATCAGTAGTTCACGTTCTTTATTTACTGAGGCTTCAGCTGCATCTTGGGATTCTACATTATTAACTTCAGACATGTGTTTTTCCTTTGCAGTTATAAAAAAGGGGGAGAATGGACTCCCCCTTTCAGTTACTCACCTAATACTATAGAGGTGCTACAGTCTTGATTAAACCAATACGCTGTGGTCGAGTCACTAGGATACCGTAGTACCAGCTAAGACTTGAAATACCTTTTTTACCGTATGGATCATCATGACTCATTGCCTCTTTACCTGGCATACGTGTCATTGCGTTAATGTTGATCTTTTTACCATCAGTTTGAAAACCAATAGCAGTAAAGGATTCATCACCAACAACCAACATTGGGTAAATGTTATAACGCTCTTCTGAATCAGCGTTATTAGCAGTACGGTAGCCTGGGTTAGCAGCAGTAGCTTCATCACCAGCAGCAGCCCAATGCAACATCTCAGGTACTTGAACAATACGGAATTGATCAATAGATCCAATCTCACCATTCAATGTATTACCTGCATCAGCGTAGTGCTGTACTTCAATGAATGCCTTGTTGTTGAAAGGGTCTTTAAGACGCTTAACCAGAGGTACCAATTCAGAACCAATATACATAACACGACATGCTGGAACTACACGGGTATCAACAAAACGTGAACCGGTGATAATAGTAGTTTGACGTGGAGTACGGTTTTCAGTAAGGATTTGATCCATACGTGAGAAGGTATCGTAATCAACGACAGAAGGCGTTGCACCTTCACCAATCACTTCATCGTCTGCACCAGCGGCACCAGCAAATAGGGTAACACCAGCATTAGCTAATAGATCCATCTGTACTTGTGCTTCTGTTACTTGTACAGCACCAGTCATCAGTTCACGTGATAAGTGCTCACGTAATTGCTCATCTGAATCAAAATTCAAAGAATCAGCAGTAAATTCAGTGAATACACCAAATTCTTCTAATGAACCTTCAATCAAGATACGAGTAAAACCAACACGGTTAACTCGACCACCGTTCTCAGTTAGGGTAGGAAGCTTACCTTGGATAGTACCAATATCACGGCTTGAACCATAAAGGTTACCTGAACCTGGAGTAATAGCAGCACCAGCAGCATCAAGACCTTGGTCATTCACGTTACGATCATCCAGCAAAGGAAGATACTCATATACCTTAATGGTTTTACCCATATGTTTAGGCATATTTTTAACGTCTGCTAAGGGCAAGAAGTATTGTTCTTTACGTGCTTCAATAATGGATTTACGTAACCATAAGAACGAGTTAACTTGTTCGGAACCAGCACCATCAATGACGGCGTGACCTACGTTACCTGAAGTATAATTTAGAGCCATAATATAAGATCCTTATAATCTACCTTGCATTTGTTTTAAAAATTCACTGTCATCAAGATCGACTAGATCATTAATAACTGAAGAACTGCGTTTAGCTGTTCTAGAGGGGCTTGCTGCTTTTGCCCTATCACTATTACTGCTAGAGGTAGGTTTATGTACTCTGGTCTTAATTGGCTTCTTCGTAGCCTTGTTAGAATTGTCACTTGTTTGGGTATCCCCAAATAGGTGGTTTCCAACTTGGTTGTACGCTTCAAGAAAACCAATTCCTTGAGGTAACATTCCTAAAGTGGTTAGTCTTTCGATCTCATTAGAAATTTGATCGTAGATTCCAGACTCTCTCTGCTCATGAATAATGTTAAAAGCTTGTGGATTGTTCCAAAGAAAATCAATGGAAGCATCATCCCAAGAGTCACTGATATGTTTGATAGTGGCTGAACCTTCTGGAGTAGAACGTAGTTCTTCCAATGTAGTTCTAGCATTTACCTCAATATCTGACATCTTGTTACTACTTGGGTCGTAATCTACATCAGAATCAATGTCAATATCAAGTGGATCAATTTTAGCATCTACCAGAAACTTCTTAACAGCTTCTGGATCTCTCTTATCTAAATCAATTAAGAAACTAATTTTATCTTCATCAAGTAAACCGTTCTTATCTAACATTAGAATAGCTTTCTTATGTCGAGATAACTCCTGCATATTTTTAGTGTAGTTAGCACCCATCTGCATAAGTTGAACAGCTTCTTCAGAAGTCTTTGGTTCAAACATCTTACCGTTAGCTTTAAAGGGTTTCATGATCTGACCATAAAACTCTTCATAGTTAATATCAGATTTAGATTCTTCTTTATCAGAAATATCTTCTTCTGGTACTTCTACTTCTTTTTCTTCTTTGACTGGGGTAATACTTCTAGAGATAAAATCATCATCTGATTCGCTCTCCTCTTCTTCTGACTTTTCTTCTTCAAGAGTATCTTCCTCATCAGATTCAGTCTCTTCTTCAACTTCGTCAGTATTATCTTCTTCAACTTCACTAAGATCTTCTTCTAACTCTTCTTGTGATTCCTCGATTTCAGGAACTCCACCAGATAAGCTTTCTAAGAAATCATCATCGCTAAGTACAGTCATTAGGTGTCCCCTTATTCTTCGTTGAGTAATTCTTGCTCAAGTTCTTCTAAAGACTCAAGAGAGTTCTCAGCGTTGGATCCAAGCATAATCTTAGCATTTAGATATTCTTGTAGGTGTCCTGCAGATTGAGCCTTGGATAAAGAATCTTTACGAACACCTTCTTCATAGGCTTCAGATCCAGAGAGCTTGGCATATCTAGCACAGTCTTCTAACATAAATAACTTACCAATCACTAACTGGTAATCTTTATTTTTATAGAGGCGTAGTACTGCTTCTTTAATTTTTACTTGTTCAATAAAGCTAGTACGTTCTCTTTTAATTTTATCTAATTGTGTTTCTTTCATTATTTTAGTTCCTACATAAATTCATTGTTATTTACAGGACGGGCAGAATGCTGATTATCTTTCAGATCTTCTTCCGTATATTTACTGGATAACTCAGTTAATTTAGCGTGACCTATAGCTGCTTCAATATTAGGATCCAGTTGATCTGGTTTCCTTGCTGAAGCTAAAGCCTTAGTGATTGCTAGGTTTTGATTACCTTGTGACTGTGCTTTCTGTTTAGCCATCTCTCTCCTATGGGTTATACCGCTACTTTGCTCTTCTGCATCAATAACAGTTTTATATGCCTTACCAGATTTCTCTTCAGCTATAGCATTGTTCATATTAATTCTTGACTCAAGTTCAGCTATTTCTAGCTGTGCTTTTTGAATTTCTAGCTGCTTCAACATCTGATCTTCTTCACTTGGCTCAAAGTTCATTTCTCTAAGTCTTTGTGCTAATCCAGGCATTCTTTTAAGATCTGCTATTTCAGACAGAATAGTAATAGATGCTTGAGGTCCAGCAATAGGTCCAATAGTTTGAGCCATAAATGCTAAGTCTTGTGATTTATTATCATCAACTTCAGCAGTAGATATATCAACAATTAAGTCAAAATTACCTTTTAAATCTTCACGTAATACTTCAATGTACTGTTTATTAGTTACTCTAACTACTTCTTTTTCAGATAAGAACTCTGAGTTCATGGCAATAATTTTATTACCAATCTCAGTCATGCCTCTAGCTAATCTTCTAAGTATTGCCATTTCTCTTTTAGCTGAAGCGTCTAAAGCACCTCTAATACCTGCAGCTACATCTCCGTAAGCTGATCCTGATATACCACCAGAGAAACTCTTAATACCAGTATAAGATTCTGCTTCTTGGTTCTGTAAGCCTAACATATTCATTGCTGAGTTAGGAATTTCAGGCATCTTATGGGTATGTACCGAGTTACCAGGATGTTGCTGGGGATTGTACTCGTAATCCTCACCACCCTCAAACTTACGCTTATTAACAAGATCTAGGAATCCTTTAGGGATACCTGTCTGGGCATTAGCACTTCTGCCCAAGAGGTCAATCATCCCTCTTGTAACAGCACCTGCAATAGCTTGGTTATCTTCTAATAACTCAGCATCTGTTTCACCATATAGTTGTCTTTTAATAGGTAAATACGGAACAACTACAAAAGGTAATTTACCATCAGGAAATGGGGATTCTTCCATTCTAACAAGAGTATCACCAATCCAAGTAGATACAATAGGAACCATAACACCATCATCATTAATGTCGTGGTATCCCCAATATTCATAAGCAGTAACTTTAGCTTTAACTGTGTCTTTAAATTTAAACTGACCTATGGTTTTAACATCACGATCTGAGTCAATACCCAGATCTCCCCAATTAACTTTGTCTATATTTTTATATCTATCTTTTTCTTTTAATAGTTGGAATTTACTGGTCTCAAATGCGTATACAACAAATAGTGCATTGTCCATATCTCCTTTACATGTAGGATCTATGTAAACATCATTAGGATCTAAAACTTCTACTGTAGGTTTATTATCTACAATCTTATCTACTTCTTCTTCAACCATTCTTTCAATTACTACTTCAACAGGCATTCCTGTTTCCATAAAGTAATTAACAGCTTCTTGGATCTCTTCTGGGATTGTTTCGCTATACTCTCTAGGGTTTTGCTGAGAGAGTTCAGCTAGTTCTTCTAGTTCAGCAGCATAGGCTTCAATTTCTTCTTGTCCACCTTCTAAAGCATAGTAGCCATATTCAGGAAACTCCTCTGTAGTTTTTGTAGTTTCTCTTACCCAAGCTACTCTACAGATAACAGTGCCTTCATCAACAACAGATCTAACATAGTCATCAATGAATTTAACTTTATTTAG